AACATAAGGTAAATCATCTTCATTTTCACATATAATGCATTTAATATCTTCGGTAGGATGTTTTACAACCCATACTTTTGGTGCTAATTGGCTAAACCTGTAAGCTTTAGCTTCTTTTTCTAATGCATCATATGCTCTAATCATCATCTCATATAATCTTATTTTTTCTTTATCACTTACTCTATAAAGCTCATCTTTAAACTTTTCTTCAGCCCTAAAAAACCTTTGTCTTAATTCCACAGATACAAGTGACAATAATCTGGTTTTATTCCAGTTTCTATCAATATGGCTTATTTTTCTATGGTAAGATTGATGAACCTTATCTAAAGGTGTTAACTCTTTATATTTAGCCTCAAGTCTTTTAATTTGCTCTTCTTTGCTTAACATAGTTACATCCTAGGTTACATTTTACTACATTTTAAGTTGTCAATTTGGTTATATAGGTTACATATACCTAAAGGTATATGTATGTAACCTAAAATATAACCTAATTTACATGTATACTTCGTCATTTTATATAACCTAAATATAACCTCATATAACCTAAATATAACCTAAATAATTTCATCGTATTTTTTTGATTGATAGCCATTGCCAGCCTCCCAATGCACTTTTTTCTCCTCTCTTAGGCGCTTTAACCTACCTTTTATAGCATTTTCTTTAACATCAGGCATTGCTCTAACAATATCGCTATGTTTGACCCAAATAGTAACAGGATCTGATTCTGTACCATTAGCTATAGATTGTTGTATTTCTGCTATCTTTTCTTCTACTTCTTTTAAAGCATTGCTATCATCTATTACAATATCTGTACGATCAATTTCAACTAAAACACCACTTGTCATATCATCTTGGCCTGGCAATTCTACTTCTTGAAACTTAAAGTATAAGGGTTTTATGTTTTTACCATCTTTGACAAGTGTTTGTGTAAACTCTAGGCACATATCATCATCATTGTCATCTTTGCGTTTTACAGCATATTCTGCATCAACAGCAGCAGGTAATACAGATGAACCACGAGCTCTTCCTGATGAATTATGACCAGTATGATGTACTAATGCTACACAAGTATGAAAAGTATTCTTTAAATCGTCAACTCTTTCAATAAAAAGATTCATGTCTTCAGTGCTATTCTCATTACCTGCACCAAAATTACGAGCTAAAGTATCTACAAATATCATGCCAATATCACCTATTTCGTCTTGTATTGAATATATATGTTCAATTAGTAATTCATGATCAGTTTTGTCTAAAAATCTAACGCCTCTATCTGATATAAACAAATCAGCGTTTTTAGTATCTTGTTCATAATAATGCTCCCACGCTTTGACACGCCTTGCAATACCTCTTAAACCTTCACCCGCAAGATATACTACAGGAGACTTTGTAGTTGTATGACCATGCCATTCACGGCCTAAAGTTATATTTAATGCCATGTCTACGGCAACAAAAGATTTGCCGCTCTTAGGTGCACCATAGACATCTATAACTGAATCTCTTTCACATACGTTTTCTATGACCCATTCTGGTTTTTTTATGTTTTCTACCAAATCGCGCACACGAATCAACGTCAGTGATGATTTCTTAGTATCACGAGTATACTTATTCACATATTCTAAAAACGTTTGTTTGGTAAAGTCCTGGCGCGTATTAGCATCAAAAAGGTCATCTTTTTCATTAAAATGCTTAGGAATAACAGCAATTTTAACATTTGAGCCATTTTCTGATAAATGTTGACTTAATTCTTTTGCTGCTTTTGCTCCTGCATCGTCATTATCAGGCCATATAATAATTTGTTTACCATAAATAGAGCTCCAATCACAATTAGACCAACCATTAGTTCCACCATGCCAACAACAACTTGTCCCATCATAAAGAGCTTCTGATCCTTTGACTGCTTTTTCACCTTCGTTAATAATAATCGGTTCACTGATATCCCCTTTAGATAAATATATAGGCATTTTGCCTTCAGGCCTTTTGTTATACCATTGACCATCTTTAAATGTAAAAGGTGCATACTTGGCTTTAATCCTATGACTTTCAGGAAACCTCATCACAACAAAAGAATTAGAATACTTGCATATTATTTCAGCTTCTGATGCAAGTGATCTCATTTGCTCTTGTGTAAATGATGTATATGATTTTGGCTTTTCTTGTGGTTTCGTGTGATTTAGTTCAAATTGATTTATCACATCATCAATGTTACTACCAAAATATTCAATTAGCCAAATGACGCCACCGCCTTCGTTTTGTTCAAAACTGTAGAATAACCCCTCTTCTGTATTTAAACACCAACTTCCATGGGTTCCCCATCTAATTTCATTGCTAGTAATTTTAGATGGTTCACCTAGGAAATAATTGCCTATTTGAGGAGCTAAACTTACAAAGTCTAGCTCTCTCATGATTAGAACGGTAGATCGTCTTCAGACTTTGGTGTTAAACCTAACGCTGCATCGACTTTAGCTTCAATATCAACACCAGGATTAGCATCTCTAGTATCAATATTTTGTACTACAAAATCATTAGGTTTATCTGCCCACTTAACAAAAGCAAACTCAGGTATAGATGTACCGCCGATTTTAAACTTTTTGTCTACAGATCCAGTATATTGTAAATGTGGGCACTTATCTGGGTTGTTTTTCATATCATTCCAAAAAGTAGTACACAAAGCATTAAAGCCCTCGCCTTCACCGTAAGATGTCCTACGCCATACTTTTGGACCTTGATTAGGTATATAGATCCAGACGCTAAACGCTCTTCTATGATCAGCTGATGGTTTATCACATACTACGCCTGGCTTTTCATCCCAAACATAATGATATTTACCATCATACATACCCCAGCCTGTTTTAATAGTTGTTGTATCTACTAAAAAGTCCTTAACATCAATAGTATCTGAACCAATCATCCAACTTTTTGTTGTAGCTGAATGCTTAATAAAAATACCATCACCCGTTTCATCATTGCCTTGATTTAGGCCTAAAATATCCATAATTACCTCCTTGTAAAATTGTTAATGGATAGTAGGAGATTTAATATTCTCCCATTTTTCTAAAAGTATATATCTATTTGTAGATACATAATCTTGGAAACTTAATAATTCTTTTTTGTTTTGGAACCTATATTCTAAATCCTCAATATATTCTATTGCACAAAAATCTGCAAAGTTGTCTGGTATTTCTAACTGTTCTATGATTGACATATTCATTCATAATAAATCATTTTGTATCATATATGTATGTAAAATTTCACAAAAATGATCCCAATCAACAACACATATCTTATCAAAATCAGTTTTATCTAACGCTGGGTTAATCATGTAAAGGGGCAGAGCTACTCTTATTGGTCTATTATTAAATTTATAGACCAAAAGAGGAGTTAATTCATTAATTTGAGCAGCTCTGCAAACTTGTTTCCACCAATCTGCTTTATACCATCCATCTTTTGTAGCAGCATAGCATTTACACTCTACTGCAAACTTAGAAAATTCTATATCTGCTTGATCTTTTTTTTGATATTGATCAAGGTTTCTTTTAAATTCTAAAGGGTAATTAATTGCTTTAAAAAACTCTGTTAGTTTTTTACAAATATCACGTTCAAAGTTAGCGCCTTTAGTCCTGCTGTTTACCACAATTGTCCTTGATAAGTTTTTCAATAACCCAAATCATTTTGTGGCCATGTTTGTTAGCATGCTTTTTTAATAAATCATGCACATCTTTTTTTATCCAGACAGCTTTTAATTGTTCATTAGTCATTTATTCTCCTTAATTCTTAATGACTTGCCCCTTGATATTCTTGCATCTTTAGCAGGTACAATTTTCTCAGGTTGAGCTTTATATTTAATTGTTGGCCATTTTATACTAAAACTATCTATTACAGCATTTTCTTTACTTTTCATCTCATCTTTGATTACAGTTTCTGATTCATCTATTTCAGATGTCAATCTTTTAATCTCTTCCTTGTTGTTTTGTATACGAGCTACGTGTTTTAATAAATCTTTTTTAAGCTCCATAACACCATCTTCTCCAACAGGATAAACTATGTTAGCATCTGCGCTTGTGACAGGCGGATAATAATCTTTTTCTTTTATTCGTCTATCAAAATCTAGAACCCATTTAGCTAGCTTATTGTTAAACTCTTGTTTACGTTGATATAAATAAATACGAAAATCAGTGCTTTGCCATAAAACTATGACAGCAGCCCAATTGTAATTGCCACATTCCATAAGAGCTTTTGCTTGTAATACACCTCTTTCGTCTTCAATGTCATCTCTGCCAAAATCTCTCGTACACTTGCATTCAATAACACCCCATCCATCTAACGTTATCTCTTCTTGTTCAGGCAATAGTAGCCAATTATGTGATTTATGTGTAAAGCTTAAATTTTCAGCATAGCCAAGGCCATCTAACGAGCCCCAAATAGGTAAATCATCATGCTTTATTGGTTCTTCTATATCTACCTCTACAGACTTTAATCCTAGCATTCTACCTGCTTCTCTTATAAGTTCAGGCTCAAGAACATCACCCATTCTTTGGGTAATTGTTTGTTCCCATTGTTCCGGCTGTTCACCTTCTGATGCTTTTATTGCTTGATCTAATAGTTCATTTTGTGTTTGCCAATGAGAAACACCAGCAATAACACAAAGTGTACTACAAGTAGAAATGTCATATGGAGTTTTTTTACCTACCACTTATATTCTCCACATAATCTATATACATAGATTCAAGAATTTCTAAACTATGCGGACTTTCTGTTTTTTTTATACTGCCATCATTATATTGAACTGTTCTTGAATCGTCGTTGTGTATAGTTTCATAAAAACCATCACCATATCTAGTTTGACTATAGTTTTGCTTTACTTGTTCTCTCCACATAGAGAAGGGTAATATTTTTCCTGGCATATTAACTACTTAATTTATTAGGTGCACTTTCACCAATAGAATATTCTCTAATATGAGATGTCATATTGCGTTCATAATCTCTCTCTACTCTGGCCATAGCTTCAGCTCGTGTACGATAGCGAGCCGTTTTCATAAGCTCGCCATGTCTTCCCATTTGTGGGACATAAGTATAAATATAATACATGCTCATGATGCATTCCTCTTGCCATATTTAGCATCATATAGCTCTTGGCCAGTAGGTTTGCCTTGCCTATAAGCACAACCAAAGTCGGTATTAAGGAAATCACATATCTTATCGACCTCCTTAACAGCTTTTTCATAAGTATACCCATACTTAGCTCTGTAGTAATAAACCAAGTCAGTATGACTACATGCCTTGATCGTAAGATTATTAATAGTAGTTTTCATATTTTTTTCCTCCTCAAAATAAAAATATAATTAATACTGTTCTATTAGACCATGTTTTTATATAGAAGTAAACAGTTTTAGATATATAAATGATTGTATATAAAAGGTAAAATAGATATGAGGCTGACGTTAACTTATATTCTTCTCCCTAGGATTAAGTAACCCTCCTTACTAGTCAGCCTCACCTAATAAAGGTACTCTTTTAGGATAGCTACTCAAAGCTTTAAGAGTTTCATCCAAGGTTTCTCGTTCAATCCCCTGTGTAAGGTGTTTGTCATAGAAGACGTAATAGTTCTGATTGGACGTATTGGCTCTAAAAATGATTCTTTTGCTAGGTAAAAAAACAAAAGCATAAATATCGCAATGATATTCTTTGTGTGAATCAGCTTTGCTTCTGTGGCTTTCAAGGGCAAACGTATATTTACTTTGTTCTTCACTTTTGTTTCTTGCTTTGACTTGTACTTTGTACAATGAGTTATTGCCAAATTCAACAATTAGATCTGCGGGATGACCCTCGCATGTTTTATAACAAAATAAGGCGTGTTCTAAAAGAAAAGATTGTACAACAGATTCGCCAAGTTGGCCTAATCTTTTTGCTGTATTTTCTTGTTCAAATGATTTTTTTGGCATTTTGTAAGTTGATCTGCATTAAATAATGCTCTTCTTCCAACTTGTTTCGCATACTTACTATCTAATAATTCTTCTGCAGCACATTCCCACTCTCCTAATTCCATATACGATCTTGTTTTTCGAAAACTCATAAAAGTATTCATACCCATATTAAAAACCAAATCTATACATACGTGTTGCGCATCTAATGGGAATGTACGCCAAACTTTCCATTTTAAATCTAATGTTTCAACAACTCTATCTATGTCATGGCGAAGAAGGTACAGCGCCTCTTCTTCTGTGATACCCACCCCATTAGTATCAATGTTACGTCCTACTCCTAGAGTTGTATAGCCGGCTGGACATTGATAAGCGTGAAGCACCATACCTTCAAACTCAATAAGTCTTGTTGTTAATAATTCTTTATCAATTTGATCATTCATAACTAAATACACTATCTATCTTCTTTTTTGTTAGAAGAACCAAAGTAAAAAGAAATAACAGCTGTAGCTATACCAGTTAATGATCCAATAATAAGCATAACAATATCATCAGAAGCATCATCTATTGGTACGGCTGTTATAAAAAATATATATCCCATAAAACCAAACATTGATATTAAACCCAATACTTTAGGAGTCCAATCATTACTAAATTTATCTCTAGCGTCTTTTACATCTGCTGTTTCTAATCTAAAAATATCAACATCAAGCTCTCTCATACGTACTTCGAAATCAGTTTCAGCTTTTTTAAGCTCTATCATCTGTTCTGCAGTAATGTTATTCATAGCTTGCTCTATTGATTTTTCATTATTAGGAACACCAAGTACCTTAGATAATATTTGGCCAGCCTGACCTCCTAGTGGTCCTCCAATAGCTGCACCAAGTGTAGGAGCTAATGAACCAAGTATGGATTTTAATTTTTTCATATAATTGTTAAAAGTGTAAAAATAAAACCTAAAAAAGTAATTGCTATTGTTGCAATTCCACCTATCATCATATTTCTAATAAAGTTTATATCATTATCAAGCTTTTCTAGTTGTTTGAAGTTAGTACGCCAACGCTCACTGCACTCGGTTTCATGTCGCAAAAGCTCATGATGCACAGATGAAACTGTTGGCTTGGTAGACATTATGAATCAGAATCCTCTGGAGTTTCCACCTCTAAGCTACGTTGGAAGTCAGAAACCCTGTAATTCTTGTCTCTGTTAAGTTTGTTGAATTGTGCTTCTAGTTGCTGCATATCTCTTGCAATAACCTGTAATTCATTAGCCAAAGTAATTTGCTCATCATTAAGATCAGATGCCCTGTAAGGCGTATCGTCTATTGTGATAATTACTGGCTCTTCGTTTGTCATTTCTTTTTTCTCTTCAGTCATAGTTTGCTCCCTATAAAAGTTAATTATTAAAGTTTTATTCTATCAAGAATTGTTAGAAATGTAATCCTTACCAGTAGCAATCGCATCTGTGTAGCTAGACTTATCTGATGAGTCTCCTACTACGTCAGGTGTGTCATCATCTTCGTCTGCTGGTTCATAAGCCAAGATAAGTTCAAGATGGTCTACATTTCTTTGTACCATGTCGTTTATTTCTTCTTGGGTCATGCCTTCAACATCATGTGTACCACCATTAATGTCATTAATAAGCGTTACGCTATCGGTTGCTGCTGTTAATACTTGTTCTACTGTTTGCATTTTTATACTCCTAACCTTCTAAGGCTTCTATTCTTGTTGTTAATTCAGTATTTTGTGCTGAAAGTTCTTGGATTGCTTTTACAAGCACTGGTATCAATGCTGCTTCTGCAACTTCTTGTGAGCCATCGTCTCTATCGTCCCAAAGTCTAAAGCCATCTTTAATGCTGTCATCTGCATCTATAGCTGCTTTAACTTCTTGGGCTATAAAACCATAATTGGTGTTAGAGTTTTTAAAGACTTCGGTTGAATCAGCTTTATACGCACTAAAGGTTTCAGGTAGTTCGCCTAAATTTTTGTACTTAAAGGTACGAGGCTGTAGAGCGTTGATAAAAGATAATCCTGCTGTAGAGTCTACAATGTCTTTCTTGTAGCGTTCGTCTGAAACAGTTGCCCACGTTGCTACACCATGTGCTGCTCTAATATCATTACCGCTTTCACCTACAGTTGTATAACCACCTGCACCCTGTACATTGTAACCAAAAGCGTTAGCATAGTTAGAGGTTGTAGATGTTGTATCAGCAAATGCTCCAATACAGGTATTTGCTAATCCACTAGTAATTGTGTCACCTGCGGAATAGCCTACAAGGACATTGTTTAATCCGCTTGTCACATCAAAGCCTGAGTTTGTACCAATAGATATATTTTGATAACCATTTGTGGCTGTTGGTAATGCAGCATAACCAATTGCAACGTTATTATATGCTGTAGTAACACCATGTGCTGAATACATACCCAATCCTACATTTTGGTAACCTGTGGTACAAGAATCTAAAGAAAATGAACCAATAGCAACATTCTGCGCACCTGTTGAGTTTACAAATAGAGACTCTCTACCAATACTTATATTATTTCCACCACTAGTATTGTAATACTGTGAACGATAGCCAAACGCTTGATTATTTGTGCTATTTCCTTGTCGTAATGCTTCATAACCTATAGCAATATTAAGCTCACCTGTGGTGTTGGATAGCAGACTATTACTGCCAACCGCTACGTTATATGCTCCTGTGGTGTTTGCTGTTAAAGCATCATAACCAACTGCTGTGTTGTCAGATGCAGAAGTGTTTGCTCGTAAGGCATCTTTACCTACAGCAGTATTGTAGTTTCCAGATGTATTAAGTAGTAAAGCTGATTTACCAACTGCTGTTATAGCATTACCTGTAGTATTGGTTGCTCCTGCAGCATCACCTACCGCAGTATTTGTAGTGCCACCTGTATTAGAACCTAAACTGTTATAACCCACTGCTGTATTTGCTACCGAAGTTGTATTAGCATCTAGTGCGAAAGCACCAACTGCAACATTATAAATTCCAGTGGTGTTTAAAAGTAAAGCCTGATATCCAACTGCTGTATTATTATCTGCTGTAGTGTTTGACAGCAAAGTACCTCTACCAAGAGCTGTATTTTGTTTGCCTGTGGTATTGGTAAACAAAGAAGCTTGACCTACTGCTACATTTTGTGTTCCAGTTGTCGTAGCAACACCTGCTCTACCACCTATAAAAGTATTGCTGCTTCCTGTAGTTAAAGCTTTACCTGCTTCTCTACCTATTAAAGTTGCTTCACCTGCTTCAGTTAAAGCTAAACCTGCATCATTACCAACAGCAACATTACGTTGACCAGTTGTTACAGCCGATAATGCACCATTACCTAAAGCTACATTATCTGTACCAGTTGGATAATTACCATCAAGTTTGATAGTTCCTTGTGTATCTATATTAATAGTATTGCCACCACCTAAGTAAGTAGCAACATCACTATCTGTATAACTTGAAATCGTTGAGAACGATAAAGTACCAGCACCATTGGTAGTTAATGCCTGACCATCAGAGCCATCGCTTACATTTAGAGCTGCTATTCCTACAGAGTTATCTGCTATAAGTTCACTTGGTATCTTTGTATTTGCCATTCTATCCCTCTAGTGTTTATTCAAATGTATTTGTTTCTGGATTCCAAGTCTTACCCACGTTAGCAGTTGCATTGTCCCAAGCATTTATCTCGTCTTGAGCATCAGCTTGTGCAGCAGTCACAATTTGTTCTGCTGTATTGCTGCCAGTAGTAACACTTTTATCAATAATTAATATGTTGCCACTGTCATTAGTAACCTTAAAACCTACTTTGGTTTTAGTGTCATCTTCTGAGTCTGTTTCAAATTTATCTATTGTATAAGTTAAAGACATATTATTTCCTCGTAATTATTATATTAAACGTTCCAACCTGTATTACCACCACCATAGGCAGCTAAATAAAAAGTTCTTGTTGTGCCTGTCCTATTTTTAAACGTAAGACTGTGTCCTGATTTAATAACACAAATTTTTCCATCTGTATCTGCTGCTGCAAAACCAAAACTATTGTTTGCCGAGCTAAGAACTACAGAACCATTATAGCCAACATGGAATAGTGCATTATCACCTGACCCTGTTTCATAAACAGCTAAAAGAGCAGCTCCCCCAGTGCCTGATGAGTTGATTGAATAGGTTGCATCATCTGCTAATGAAATACTAGTATTTCCTGTTAAAACACTAATATTTGCTCCACCTGTTAGAATATTTCCAGCACTATCAATCCTCATGCGTTCTGAACCAGCAGAACCAAAAGTCATAGCATCTGTACTGTGAAAATAGTTTATAAAACCTATACCATTATCTCCTTCATCGCCAAATCTAACTTGTGCAATAGTTGATGAAGGATTTAAAAATTGTAATATATTGTCTGTACTATTTTCTATTGTTAAAACAGAATTACCTGCACTGTCTATAGAACCTGCTGAACCTTTAAAAACGTGTAATTTTTGGTCAGGACTAGCAGTACCAATACCCACATTCTCTGAACTATCGATAGTAATGGCAGTTGCATCAGCAGAAGATGAAATTCCAGCAACACCACCATCGGCAAAAGATAAAGTACCACTTCCATTAGTGGTAAGCACTTGACCATTAGTACCATCGCTTACATTAAGCTGAGTGATGCCAACTGAATTATCAGATGGGGTGCCAATTGAAACAGCTTTAGCATGATAAACAGTAATAACTCTGCCATTTGCAGGAGCAGTTGAGAATGTTAATGTTGTACCAGAAACGCTGTAAGAGTCTTGAGCTTGGAACACACCATCAATAAAAACCATTAAATTGTTTTCATCGCTAACGCTTGATGTAACTGTAAAGTTTACAGTGCTACCATCACCAGCAAAAATATCTGTGGTGAATGATCCAGCACCACCACCAATAGCACCCCACTCATCTGTGTAACCTTCAAACTCACCAGTGGTTGTATTGTATCTGAACATACCTGCAACTGGAGTTCCATTTCTTTGAGCAGTTGTACCACTAGAAATCTTAATTGAGTCAGTGCCACTTAAAGTCATGTTGGCAAAAGTAGGTGAATCAGAAGTAGCTACAGCTTGACCTATAGAAACTTGACCACTGCTAACTGTAACGCCAGTACCACCAGTAATTAATGCTTGTACTTCTGCATCAGTTCTTTCAGTGAAAGAGAATACACCAGTTCCAGAATCATAAGCTAAATCTCCTGATACGCTAACAGCAGCTCTGCTTCTAACATCTGTGTAATAAAGATTAGTTCCTTCTGATAAATCGCTGGTAGATTTAGAGCTTAGGTCTAAATTAGCTCCAGTTTGTAAATTAACCCTAGCATCTGCTCTGGCATCAGTGTAATAAAGATTAGTGCCCTCAGAAAGATCGCTGGTTGATTTACCAGAGAAGTCTGAATCAAATCTTGCACTTGTGTAATATAAATTGGTTGAACCTTCTGAAATATCATCGCTATCTAATACCACAGCTCCAGTGAATGTATTAACACTGGTTACTGGTGCTGCTGCTGCTGTAAAGCTAATAACACCTGTTGAGCTGTTATAGCTTATATCACCAGAAGCAGAAATAGAGCTTCTTGCTCTAGCTGTAGTGAAATATTCGTTAGTGCCTTCTGAAAGGTCTGATGTTGATTTAGAGCTTAAATCTAAATTTGCCCCAGTCTGTAAATTAACTCTGGCATCAGCTCTAGCATCTGTGTAATAAAGATTAGAGCCTTCAGTTAGGTCTCCAGTATCTTTAGTTGCTAATCTAGTATCAAACGCTGAGTTTGCTCTAGCATCTGTGTAATAGAGGTTTGAGCCTTCAGTTAAGTCTGATGTTGAATGATTGCTTATATCTGAAACTTGACCAGTAACATTGCCAGTGATATTTCCTTCAATGTTAGCAACCAAAGTTCCAAGAGAATTAAGTGTGATATTTCCTGTGGCAGTACCATCTGCTGTAGTAAGACCTAATGTGAATTTGTCTGCTGACTCATCCCACATAAAGATGCCATTATCTTGATCACCTCTATTAATTAACATACCAGAATCATTGACTGGGCTGCCTGTTAATCCTGCATTAAGCTGGAACAGGTTATCTTCTATGTCTAAGTTTGTTGTATCTAATGATGTTAGTGTTCCATTAACAGTTAAATTTCCTGCAACTGTTAAGCTATCTGCTATTTGCACGTCATCTGGCAAAGTTAAAGTTACATCAGCAGATTCACTACCTGAGCCTGTAACTGTAATTTTGTTAGCAGTTCCTGTGATTGTTTGAATGTAGTTGCCTGTAGTATCTGTGCCCAAAGCAACGCTATCAGCTTGTACACTACCAGCTACAACCCCTAAATTATCTACAAATGTTTTTGTAACTCTGGAATCAATAGCAGAGTTAGCCCTTGCATCTGTGTAATATAAATTAGTGTTTTCTGTTAAATCGTTAGTTGTTTTATTGCCAAAAGCAGAATCAAATCTAGCTTGTGTATAGTAAAGGTTAGAGCCTTCTGTTAAATCATCAGTATCTTTAGTAGCAAGTCTTGTATCAAATCTAGCATCTGTGTAATAAAGATTAGTTCCTTCTGCTAAATTAGTTGTAGACTTGGTTGCAAGTCTAGTGTCAAAATCTGTATTTGCTCTACCTGATGTGTAATATAAATTAGTAGTACCTTCGGTTAAATCATCTGTGTCTTTTGTGGCTAATCTAGTGTCAAATGCAGAATTAGCTCTTGCATCTGTGTAATAAAGATTAACGCCTTCTGCCAAATCACCAGTATCTTTTGTTGCAAGTCTAGTATCAAAGTCTGAATTAACTCTTGCAGTGGTGTAATAAAGATTAGAGCCCTCTGCTAAATCTCCAGTATCTTTAGTAGCCAATCTAGTATCAAACATAGATTCACCCCTAGCTGTAGTCCAGTAGAGATTAGTATTCTCTGGAACAATAGAAGTATCTAGTGTTGATGTTGCTGATTGATTAGAGCCATTACCTATAAATATTTTTCCATTGTCTAAGTTAGGTGTTGCATTTGATCTGCCAGCACCACCTACTTTAATTGATCCAGCAGAAGCATGGCTTCTAATAACCTTACCTATGTTTTGTATTTGTGAGCTTTCGCCTGTTGGTGTTGTGGTTGTATAAGCTCCTGCTGTTGTAGATACATATAGAATCTGACCCTCTGAAACTCCAGAAGTATCTAAATTCTCTATTGTTCCAAAGGTAACAACCTGTAATTCTGCATTATCATTTGCATCAGATAAAGCCAATCCAAAAGCAGGCATCTTAGATGCATCGTCAGCTTTTGCTTGAGCTACTGTTGGCACATCTCCAGAAACTCCAGATATATAAACCACATCCCCAGCAGATAAAGCACCATCAGCTTTAGCATTAAACCTAATACCGCCCTCTAAATCACCTATAAATTCATTGCTTGCTGTAATAGTGTTAAAAGTAACATCACTGGTTACAGCAACAGCCTGACCAATAGCAACAACTGGTGTAGAGCTTTCGCCTGTTCCACCTGTAATTGTTACGCCAGTGCCACCAGATATGCTCTCAACATAATCGCCAGTGGTATCAGTTCCAAGAGTAATAGAGTTAATCTGAACAACTGTAGATATATCTACATCAGCACTACCATCAAAAGAGACTGAACCAACAACATCTCCTGATAGAGATATAGTTCTTGCTGTTTCTAATGTAGTTGCTGTATCAGAATTTCCTGTTAGGTCTCCGGTAACACTTCCGACTAGGTCTCCAGTGATATTTCCGACAACATCGCCTGTTAAATTCCCTGTAAATACATTGGATGAGCTAATGCTTACGCCAAAAGTAATCCAGTCATTGTTAGCAGCATTTCTTATTTTTAATACGCTGTTTGCTGTATCTACCCATAACTGATGAGCAAAAGTAGTTGAAGGCTCGGTAGCCCCTGAATTGACTGTGGCTATAGCTGCTAGAGCGTTGTTTAAATCAGCTCTGAAGTCAGCTCCGCTCTGATTGGCTAGGTTGTAATCGTGTTGTGCCATTAATTTACCTCTGTCTTATTGTACATTTAATCTGGTTGAGTTGGAAACACTACGTCATCAAAATTATCACTATCTGAGTATTGTGATGGTAGGTCTCTTAACGATTGCCTATAAGTAGCCCATTCTGTTTTCTTTGCATCAGATAAAGGACTGTCTATTGCTTGAGTCCAGTCAGTATTCTTTAGCCTGATATCTCTTATCTTTCTTATTTGTTCTTGTGTTTGTGTTTGATCATATGAGCCATTAACTATTTCATTGTTTACAACAGTTGAATTATTAATGATTTCTGGAGAGCCTTCTATCCAGCTTAAACCCTCTTCTGGGCATGAAGCATCTTCTAGTCCAGAATCACAGTTCTGCACAAATCTTATTTTACCTTCGCTGTTGTACCAACTTATTTTTCTCATATTATCTGTAAGTCACAAAAACTTGTAATACTGAAGCACCATAGCTTCTAGTTTGCCCACCTATTGTAGATGTTCCTTGTGTCTGCAAAGTCATCTTGTACTGGTAGTAATAATTAGCAGTATAAGAATCTGAGTCTGCAATTGTTTGAATAGCTTCAGCACTATCGCCATACATCTTATAATCTGCAATGTTTACATAAGTAGCAGAAGAAACCCCACCACTTGTTGATGCACTTCTTCTATACAATCTTAATTGAACAAAATCACTAGAACTACCTGAGTTAGCAACTACTGATGTGTTTCCAATAACAGCGAATGGGTTGTCTGTATTTGCAGGTGCTTGGAATACAGCAGTGGTCACTATATCTGTTTCAGATAAATTATCTGTGAACCAATAACTTTTTGCTCCAGTTGCAACTGTAAATGAGCTAACTGCTTTAGATGCTATTTGTGTAGTGCTAACACCATTTGTTTTTATAATTAGCTCGCCACCACTTGTATCAAGGGTTACATTGTCTATCTGTATTTTATCTGCTGATAAATTAGTAATTCTGGCATTATCAATAAATACTTGACCACCACTAACAATAAAAGGAGACACACTTGATCCTGCATCATTGTCAATTTTGAATGTATCAGCCAAGAAGGCTATTGTGCTGGTTGCCCCTGTTCCTGAGCTGGCATTGCTCTCAAGAACCATTTGTGCAACTTTACCATTGGCATTTAATTTCAATACATAAGATGCAGCAGCATTACCATTAATTGTTGATATAGCTGTAGCATTAGTTGTGATAGAAGATGTGTTTCCACCCACTGTAGAAGTTAAACTTGAAATAGCACTTGCATTAGCTGAGGTATCAGTTGTTAGAGTAACTATATCTCCCTGAGCTGTAGCAATGTTAGAGCTATTTGTAGAAACAGTTGAGCTTAGTGAGTTATACAAAGTAACCAAAGAAGAATCTCTGGCTTTTACCCAACCATTGTTAGATGCATTTCTTACATAAATCTGATTGTTGTCATCGGTATCTGCCCATAAATCTTGAGCTTGTAATGCATTACCATCATCCCTTGTTGATGGTGCTGATGTTGATTTTATTAATTGTGTTGAACCAGCTCCACCTGCATCAATAGCAGCAATAAGGTCTGCTCCTGCTTTGGATAGTGTTACTGCATCATCCTTTATGTCAGCAGTAGCTACTGGTGCTGTTGAGACTGTGAAAGTCAGTGTTGCTTCATCAGACTCTTGCCCCACGCTGTTAATAGATGAGACTGAAGCCACATAGTTTGAGCCCACTGGTAGATAATCTAAATCTACAAATTCTTGATCTACTATCTTGTTTGTTAATTTGTTTGATGAACTGTCTACAATTCTGACCCTGTAAGTATGATTGGGAAAATCTGTTGGCTCGCTCCAAGTTAAAAAAGCCCTGCCTGTAGAGCTAGAGCCTGAATCAGTAAATGCCAAACCTGCTGGTGGTTTAACAGCAAAATCAGCAACTGGTGTTACCAGTGGCTCTATGTTTTCTTGTGGTGGTGCTTCCCATGTGTAAATGTCTAAATACTCAATAGCCTGTATGCCAATCAACCCATCTGGTTGCAATGTCATTGACTCTATTCTAAATAGTTTGCCTGTAAAACCTACAGGAGTATATGAGACTGTAATAACATCTCCTACCTTGACTTTATAAAGCTCTGGCACAGCAGTAAAAGAAATGGTCATTTGATTTCTTGATCTTGCCAGAATAGCTTTACCCATGTTGTAAGCTACATATTTATTAACAATAAACGGAAACTCCACCACCTGCTCTAGCTCTTCACCACCATCATCAGAGGTAAAGTTTGGGCTTGCATCATGTAAAACTGTTGCTGTATCCATTTCATACTTTTTAAGAGCATTAAAAAACTGAACCACAACTTTGTTAGATTTTTGAGATTTATCTTCGTAAGTTACAGTTATTCCATTATCAGAAATTATATGATCATCAGTAACTGTAAATGATGAGGAAGCTGTATCTTCTAATGTAATTTCATATTTACCATCTATGTAATTTAAGATACCTCTCATGTTTGATAGAAGCTCTTTGGTGTTCTCTAATACATTCTTATTTGTATCTATAACACCATTACAATGAAATCTTTCAACCTTTACCAATATTTGACCTGATTCATTTGTATAAGATGATGTCAAAGCATTTCTTAATATTGCTTGATATACAGTTGATGAGTCATAGGGCTGCCATCTTGATGCATCAATAATTTCATTATCGGTAAAATCAGTGTTACCACCTGAATCTTTTAGATTCATAAAACCACCAATCTTTAATGTGTCCCATGTGGATGCATCTACATTAAGAACATTAGTTCCACTTGTACCACTAAACACAGATGCAGCATAAGAACCATCATAGTCTGGAGTGTCTTTTAGAGATTCTGCTGTAGTTGCAGCAGTTTGAAATGTTTGTAAGTTAATGGTTGATTCAGCAAGCCCCTTTCCATATTCATTGTCTCTCATATAGTCCAGCAGACATAGTGTAGCATTATCTGACCATTCAAAAGTGCTTGGTGTATCGTATCTATGTGATCCTGTTCCACCAGATATAGAACCATCTTTTCTTGGGTCATATAACTTTTTACCTCTACAAACCACAGTAAGCTGTGGAATAGATGAGAACATTCCTCTGGAGTCATACTCAAAGCTGCAAGCAAGATAAGCTATACCTCTCATTCTATGATTAGAAGTCCATTGAGTACCTACTGATGCATTAAGCATGGGGTCTACTGTTTGATCATCTGCCCCATGATGAGCATTAAAAACCATTCTATATCTTCTAGCAGGATCAGTTCCTGAGCCACCAGCGTTTGATTCTTGTACGTTTCCTATTTGAGATGCAGTACATAAAGAGCCTGCTCCTGAGCTAATCTTATCTGATCCAGCATAATATCCTTGTCTAAAAACTTTAGGGTCTTTAATGCTAACGCCATTTATTTCTATGGTATCTAATTCTATTTGATCTATCTCACCAACACTTAAAGCATAAACAACAAACAAATCTTTTGATCTATTGTCTGCTGTATGCATAAAAGCTAAAGTGCTTCCAACCCTTCTTCTTCCATAAATGACTGGTATCTTCCCACCTTGTGAAGTTTTCTGACCAAGTATATCTTGACCCTTTGCCATTAACTGTTTTGCTTCTAAATAACCCTTTACTCCAACGCCAACTGTTATAGCTGTTGCCACCAGTTGAACTTTTTGTAAAAAGGTTGCACCTTCCCAAGCTGCTTTTGCAGTAGCAAATATTGTTGCCCAAGACATTAATCAGACCCCCAGCGAATATCTTCTTTTGTTTGATCTGCATATTCCAAACCTTTATCACCAGAATAAATATTCTGTTGAGACTCATCAGAAAAATGCCTGCCCTTTCTTAGATTCCAATTTGCCCAATGATTTGCAACATAGATTGAAACGCTAGAAATATTGCCACTTTCTGACAGTGAAGCATTATTGATAATTCCTGAGAAGTAAGTTGTAGCATCAACCAAGCTTTCATTGGTGTCAAAAAAAGCTATGTATATATTTGCTTGTTTGTCTGTGTAATCACCACTTTCTATTAAGTCTCTAACAGTAGAATTTACATTAGACATAGTAATAACTATTTCTTCAGACTTCGCTTCACCTGTTTCATTGCTTGTGTCAATACTAATAAAATCTCCACCAGCTTCATAGGAGTTAGAATCGTAAGTCACATCGGAATAATAATCTGTAAATCTTAAAACTGTAGAAAGATTAAGCTCAACAAGAAATGCTATCTTATTAGCATCGTTGGCAATTTGTGTTTGTAATCCTGATGATATTGAACGTGGCATTAGCTGATGACTTCCCTAACATCGAATGAAATAGAATAAAAACCAGTAGGATCAGTTGCATACAATATTTCTTCGCTAGGAAGATATACTGTAAAACTGGGCTGGTTCATTGTAACTGCTTCATTGTCAGCAAGGGTTTCAACTAAATTAGGCTCAATAAGAACTGTTGCAGCTCCACCACTATCTGAATCTACATCAGCCTGAATCATGTAAACCTTGCTATGACCATTAAACTTAATTAGATCGCCTGCTTTGAGAACGCCTGACGTGCTCGCTGTAAAGCCATCTAATGAAATTGTGCCATCAGCAGCACTGTGAGTACCAACTGTTTGAACTGAGGTATTTGTTTTGTCAGCTCCTCTGTTTTGTGTTGGTAGTTGTATTGTAAATGTTTCAAATCCACCCTTTTGCTTTTGCAAAAATGCAAATACATCCATTGCATCATCTTGATCTAATGGTGGCATTGAGACACTAAAAGTAAAATATTGTGATCCTATTTGTCTCACAGCCCTTCTGCCAGAGATAGACTGGTTCATAAGAGTTGGTCTATTGTTCTGAAAGTTTAATGTCCTAAACTTAGGACTTGTAGGAAAAGCACCACTCATACTACACCCATTTTCCCTCTACTATTCATTGCTTGATTAATGATAGAAGTAATCATTCCTTTTCTTGATGCTAATAATTGATCAAATCCAGCAGCATCAACTGTTGATATGTTGAAGTTAACTGTAGCACCACTCATTGATTGACCTTTTGTATGGTCTATAACCGTTTCGTTAGGATGTAATATAGCTGGAAATCCACCTCTACCATCTACACCACCAGCTCTAGCACCTGATCCGGTATATCCTCCTCCTTCAAAACCTAAACCTTCTAAGAATCCTTCAAATTTACCTGTTATTGGTGCAATTATCATTTTCTTAATTGCTATTCTTAATAGTTGCTCTATAACATAATCTGCAAATTGTTTAAATTCTAGTTTACCTGATTTTAAAGAATCTACAATAGAATCTTCAAATTTTTTCATAGAGCTTACTGTTAGCTTTTGTAAAGATTTTTCTGTGTCTTGTAGTTCAGTTACAAAAGCTTGCACTGGTTGAGAAAGTTTTTTTGCATTATCTCCTGTTTTGTTTATTTCTTTATTAACTTCTTTTAACGGCTCAGGTATTGCACTTACACTTTGTCTTATTCCATCAAACCTTGCTTTAAGAGCATCAATATCTACTATTGCACCGTCCAAAATACCAAAAGCATTAAATAAATCTAAAGTTGCGTTACTAAATGTTGCCATTGCTACAACAACTTTTTCAAATGCATTAACCATGTTAACTGCAATAGTTCTTCCTAGCTCTTTAAAACCACCTACAGCCTCTGATGTAGTTTTTATCATAGTAGAAAATCTTTCTACTAAACCTTGTAAAACTGGTAAAAATGCAGCAACAATATATTTTGTTAATGTGCTTATTTGTTTAAATAAAACATTTGATGTATCTTTGAATTTCTCAAAAGCATCGACTGTTTGACTGTCTAATAATAAACCAGCCGCTTCTGCCTCTGTAAAAAATCCCTCTAAGCCTTCTGACCCACCTTTTAAAGTATTGACTAAAGCAGCACCTTCTGAGTCAAAGAATTTAAAAGCCAGTCTTAATCTTGTTGATGCGTCTTCAGTATTTTGTATACCATCTGCAACATCAAATAAAACATCTTTAGTACTTCTAAATGAACCGTCTGTATTTTTAAGTTGTATACCTAGTTCTTCTAAAGCAGCTTTTGCTTCACCTGTTCCATTCTGTGCCTCACCAACCCTCCTAATAAATCTTTGGAGAGCCATATCTAATGTGTTCTGAGCTATACCAGTTTGCTCAGCTGCAAACCTCATTTGTTGTAATAACTCTACATTAATCCCTAACTTATCAGCTGTTTTACCAAGTCTATCAACGGCATCAGTATTAACTTTAACAAAAGCTCCTATTGCAGCTCCTGCTGCGGTGGCAGCAAAACCAATACGTCCAACATTTCTAGCTGCAGCAGTTGATTTTGTCGTTACTTTTGTAAGACCTTTACTTATAGAGTTAAAGGCTTTTTTCGTATTATCAATACCTTGAAATACTATATCTAATTTATTTTTTGCCATTATGTTTCTCTTGTAAAACTTCTAAATAAGCCATCCAACCATTAAACTCGCGGATAGTGATCTCCTGTAATTCCGATAAGGTTTTACCAAGTCGATCAGCTAAAGCATATTGAGCAAAGAGCTCACTATCCTCTAGGAGTTTTTTCTTTGATCCTCCACTGAAGGAGAATCCATTATATCGGTTGCTATCCTTACTAAGACTTCTCGATCAACGTTATGCAAAAGTGACATCTTGTCACTTAATTCAAACATTTTGTCACCATTTTCATCTAATGCCTTATAAATTAATACATAAGCCATCATAGTCAAATCATCTTCTTTACTCATTTTATAAAGTTTAGATGTTTCTGCTAATGTTAATGGTTTAGCAAATATTTTTAAAGGTTGACCGTCGTCATCTGCCCATTCAGGCACTTCAATCACTTTTATGTCTTTTGACTCAAAATGATTTTTAGCTCTATCTATTGGTTTCATTAAACAGTAGATTCAGTTAATGCTCCGTTCCCTTGAACAGAAATAGATGCTTCTACCATACCATCAAACGAACCAGTCCTAGTTACACCTGTTACAATAGCGCTACCTGAATAATAAGTATCGCCAGATGTATCACCTTCTGGATAAAAGTTTAATGTTACTTCAGAACCAACATCTAGAGCTCCTTGACCGCTTGTATCTGTTTCATCCCAGAATACATCAATAGATCCTGAAAACTGTGTCAAAGAAGCTTTGTAGGTACGAGCGCTATCGCCCATACTTGTATCTTCAATTGTGTCAGCACTTTCCTCTATTGAATATGATCTAATTTCAGCTATAGCATTAGAACCGACCTTAACGGTGCCTTCGCTTCCTTTATGAGTCGCCATTTTCAATTACCTCGTCTTTCGACTTTTTAGAAGAAGATTTAATTACTTGGGCTGCTTCTTCTTTCCAACCCTTATTCAATAAAGACCCAACCTTTGAAGGATGAGCGTCTATAGAAACTTTTCCATCTGGACTAATCATTTTCATAATTATCTCCTATGCTGCTACATCAGGATTTGATTGAGCGGTACAATATTCAATTATAAAATTCATTGTACATACAGCAATTGGTTTTTCACCTTCTCCTGTGTAAGTTACTTCAGTAGATTCTAAATACGTATCTTTAGCTAAACCATCTAACGTTGTATCAGCAGCTAAAGCAGATTCTACTTCCTTGGTTATAGTATCTATAGTATCATCACTATTAGATACACTCTTTACATATGCCTCAACGGCCAATGTTAATTGTCTATTCATAAGTCTGTTTGTACCGATTACAACAGGCTCAGAATCTTCTGATTTTGTGTAAATTATAATTGCTGGCAAGTTAGCATTTTCTAAAGGATAAACCCTAGATTGAAATACATTAGAAGATGTGGTAGTTAAACCAGTAAGAGTTGTACCAACTTTTTCGCGTATCTGTTGTCTAATATGATTTGCCATTATTGTTCTTCTAATATCAGTTTTATGATTCCTGTTCTATCATTTTCTATATTTACTATTTTATAACTTGTTTGAGCCTTTAATACATTTCCATCTAGATCTTTATAAGCATTAACAACCAAATCATCTCCTGTTGCAACATTTTGTACATCATCAAAATAAACCAAAGCAATAGGTGTATATGATTCTATACTGACTTCTCCGTCAATAATATCATTATATTCTTCATCTCTTATGACTTTAATTGTTTTTGATGTTCCACCAGAGGGTGTATATGTTGCTGTGATTGCATGGCCAAAATCACTATCAAAATAACCAGCAAAATCTTCGTCAAATTCTATATTCCAATCACTCATTCTTCTTCTAGTAATAAAGTAACAAAACCTACATTATCTTTTTGAACATTTATAATTTTATAACTTGTTTCTGGAGCGATAACTTTTCCAAGTTTTGTTGTTATTGGATTAACTATTAATCTATCTGCGTGTGAAATATAAGGAGCATCTGTAGATTTGATATATGCTACAGGTTGATATGCGTTAATATCAACAGACCCACCAGGTATACCAAAATATGCTTGATCTAATATAAATTTTATATTTTCAGCATTACCTGAATCAATATCATACCAGGTATCTATAAGACCCAATCTATCATCCCATAAAGACTGTTGTACTTCAAAAAAAGTACCTGTAACTCCGTGCCCCGAGGTAGAAACATATGCATTAAAATCTGCCTGGGACTCTAACGCCATTATTTTTTAGCAGTTCTTTTGCTAACCTTTGGAGCTTCGGATTTTTCTAACCCTACGCTTCTATCTTTTTTTTCAGATTTTTTTTCAATGTGTACACTAGCCTTATTGTAGCTAATTAAAATATTACCTTCTTGTTGGTTTAATTCTACAATATCGCCAGCTTGCACTTTTTTACCGTTTGCTACGGTATCTACTAATATTAAATATTTCATTTTTTTAAGTATGGGGGCATTACTGCCCCCATTCCAACTTAGCATCAGTTACTTAAGCGCCGTCATTTGACAAACAGAAGCTAACTGCGTGGCGAACCGCACAATCAACAGTTTGTAAAGCAACAATTCTAATTGTTCCTGATTTTGAGTTTGAGTAAGGATCAACTAAGATATCCAAACCGCCATACATACCTATTAATAGGTCTGCAAAGTTACCGAAGAAATAATCACCAGCGGTAACTTGATTTGATTTAACAACATTATAACCATTAACATTGCCACCTGGCTCAACGATAAATTGAGCTGTGTTAGTAGCTTTTTCAACAGTTTTTAAGTTGCCATAATCAGCTGGTCTCATAATATAACCTAAAGAACCAAGTAACGCATTATCATTTGCTACTGCAGATTCCATTGCCACTAGCTCAGCCCATGTTGGGACAGCAGCAGCAAAAGTTGTTGTATTGATTCCAGATGTATTTTTAATACCTGTAGGTTGGCCTGAAGATCCTGAACCAGCTAATGCACCAAGGTCAATAGATGTTGCTATTGATCTTGTTAAATCATCTCTAATTAGATTTTCAACATCTAATGATGATTGCATAAGCATAAGTCTTGAAGCTTCTGTATGAGCACCAACAGTTTTAGGGCTCATAGTAACTTGACCTACTGTGAATTCACTTTCAGCAGAATCTCCGCCTTCAGTTGCAATCCATCCTGGGCTTGAAGTACCAGTTTTCTTAGGTATGACAACATCGCCTTTAAGTCCTTGTAGCATAGTAGCGCCAGCTCTCATGACTGATGATTCATTTCTAAGAACGTCAATGAAATCTTGACCTCTGAAGTCTTCAGCGATTAAAGCTGAATCATCTGAAGTGTTAATATCACGTTTCCAGTTTCCTAGAACTTCTGGTGGAAGCATAACACCTTGTGATGTTGTGCCATATCTTTTAGCAGCCTCAGCTGAACATTCGAATTCGAATGCAGCTTCTTCTTGCGCTCTACGATCAGTTGGATTAGCTAATGCATTGATAGCTTTTACCAAACTAAATCTTTTTACTTCCTTAGGAGTCATTCCAATTTCAGGAGTCTCTAAAGGCTGATCGTTAGAAATATTTTCCAACAAAATGCCTCTAAATTCTTCAACAGAATTACCTTCGGAAATAGCTTTATCTGCTAGATCTCTTCTGTTGTGTCTTGCAGCTAAATCTAAAATCTCTTTTGAGTTTCTTTTAAATTCTGCTTTTGCTTCTGCAACAGATTGAGCTCTAACTTCTTCAACGTTAATCTCTTGATTAACTTCGTTTTTTACTTCGCTCATTTTTATTTCCTTAAATGATTTTGAACGTCCAACTCCAACAACTTTAGATTGATCGGCTGGTATAGATACTATGCTTGCTTCCATTGGAGTCCAACTAGCTCTATAATAGCCATCTTTGTCTTTGTCTTTGTTCAGTTTATTTACTCTATAACCAACAGAAATATTTTGTTTGATTCCGTCGGCTACATCCTGAAAAACTTCACGAGCTAGGTCAGATCTACCAAATCTAACTACAGCAACTGTCCTTTTTGCTGTCTCATCAAGTTTATATTCTTCAACAACACCAATCTGCTTTGTCATATCATGATCAAGCAATAATGGTGCTCTACCTGAAGACATAAATTCCATATCTATATCTTCAGCATTGTGAGACAAAATTTCCATCCCGAAATTTCTCTCAACTGGCTCTTCGGAGGACACTCCTATACGAACCCTTCTTTCTTCCTCATCAATTAGACCTTTTCTAAAATCATAAGTTCGATACTCTATTTCAGTATCAATTAATCTTTCTTCATCATCTTCTTGATTTACATCCTCATGTTTTTCAAACTCAATAACTACAGAGCTATCGGTTTCAGAAACGCTAAGGATATGTCTATCTTCTTTTAACATAGTTTTCTCCTCAGTATTTTCTACTGGATGTACTTCCAATTCATTTGAATTGAAATCGTTTAAACCCCTAATTGGGCTAATTTTGTTTAGAGTACTAAACTTATGACCAACTTGTGTATCAGTAGGTTCACCACTTCTATAAACTCTTATTAATGCAGCAGGATCATCTTGTGTTCCTGTAATAGAGAAATCAGTACCGGGAACATTAATTTTTCCATCTCTTGCTACTTTTGTAATTTTACCTTTGGCTCTCCCGCCTGGATTATCCCAGCTTACAAAATCTCCTACACTTAATGCGTTAGGCGCCGCTCTATCTTCTTCATTTTTCATTTTATTTACCAATTTTCTTGACCAACTATATCCTGCGTCTCCGCCCCATAATGCCCAAGCTATTCTTCCATTAGAAGGATAACCTTCTTCACTAGGACTAAAACCTTCGGCTTTTTTATCAACTTCATGTCTAGAAAAAAAACTAAACATTCTTTTAATAGTTTCATCTGAAAGATTTTCACCAGCCACTATTTGCCTTGCTCTTACGGCACCAACTCTAGTACCACCTCTGCCAAATTCTTCACGCCAGTCTAAGCCCTTTTGAGCTTCTGACTTCATACCTGCATTTGGTCTAGCCATCTTCTTCTTCGTTTTGACCGCCACTTATAGTAGCTTCTACAGGTAATTTTGAACCAAATGGTTGGAATGCGGTTTTAATACCGTATTGCTCAGCAAGTTTTGACTCTCTTTCATGTTGTTCAAATAACTCTTCTGGATCTCTACCATATGCTGCTGATATATCTGCATATGTTGTTATACCTGCACTTAAACCCGCTACATTAGCTTGTTGCTCTTTAAGTGGATCAATCCAAGACCAAGATCTAGGTATAAATGTTATAGAATTATAAAATTTATCAAACTTACTAATAGGCAAACTTATCATACCACTTGCAATAGACATATCAAACCACTTATGAAAGATAGGTTTCATAAAATGCTCTATTACAAATTGTTGGTATATTTGAAACATTGCTCTATCTTCTAATGCACCATGTCTTATTGAACTGTAATTAATACTTGTTAAATCATTTGTTAAAGCGTGGTAAGAAATATTTAAACCAGATGCAATACTTCTTAAAACTTGTGTTGTAAAGTTTTCGAATGCAGAGTTTGGATGATTTGGATCAAAAGCCTTAAAATCCATTCCAGCAGGAAGCTGCTCGAAAGTACCTGCACTTGCATTCATTATAGGAGAGAATTCATTCATATAATCTTCACCAACATAACCATCTCCATCTGGAGATGTAAAAAAGCCCATTTTAGATGCTGATACTCGAGCTGCAACAATCTCTGCTTCTAAATAACCATTAAGCATTTTCAAATTAGGCATAGCAGGAGCTATCATAGTAACTCCTCTTCTTTGTTCTGGCCTTGTTGGTATATATGCGTGTATAATTTCGCTAGCAGGAATTCTTATATATTTATTTTCATTGTAATAAGCTTGATCATAAGGATGTTCTTTGTAAAGATGATATGCGATAGCTTTATCATTTTTATCATACTCAATCCCCATTTTAATTTTATTACCAGTCTTAGGGTTAGTATCATTTAATTTTTCATCTAAATGATCTGCCTCTAAAAACTGTAAAGCATAACCAAAAGGATTTGAGTTTGTTTTAATATGCCTTACTAAAACTTCACCATCTCTGGCTAAAGCTTCAATAAACATTTTTTGGCAATCTAAAAATGAAAACCTACCATTTAAAGTACAATTTCCTTTTTGTGACCATTGCTTAAATGCTAATTCAATTTTTTGATTAGCAAGCATATCTAAAGAACCATCGTCATTTCTTGCTTTTGAACTAATTTTGATTCCATGATGTCCAACAACATTAGAAATCATTAAGTTTAAATATCTATTAACGTATGGATCATTCCTAGCTAAATCTCTAGCTCTGTCTCTTAGTATTCTTAAATTATTTTTTATTTCTGCATCGGCTGATGTAGATGTTGTATAAAAATCTGAAAATAATCTACCCCCACTTGCTGCAGTATATCCTCTTCTTTTCAGCTGTTGTGATTTCTTTGGACTTCTATTAAAAAGATTGTTATACCATGCCATATTATTTTAAATCTGTTATGTTATCGTAATAAGTTTTTGTTCCAAAACTTACAAGTATTTCATTTCCTGAAGGTTTTTTATTTCTAACTCTATCTCTTTTAACCTCTCTTAGATACTCTGCATTGTATCTATCTCTAAATTCTAATAACTCATCAATAGTCATTCTAGATAAAGATCTTCCTGCTATCGACATTGAAGATTGATCCATAGAAGCTCTATTTTCAATAACAGCTTCAATAGCATCTAGCACTTTTTTTGCATGACTTCTTAAGTCAGCAGTAGATGTAGCAAGATTTTCTACTAGTTTTGATCTTCCAAAATCAACTCTTACTCTTTCGCTATCAGAAGTTCTTGTAATATAAGCATCCCATTTATATTCACTTACAGAATAATTAGCTGTAACCGAAGAGTCAACTTCTATAAAATAATTGTCGTTTGATTCTGTTGCTGTAATTGTAAAAGAATTACCACTACCACCAGAATCATGGTGAAATTGATATGTTAATGAATATAAAGATGGGTCGTATGTGTTTGCAAGATCATCTCTTCTCCATGCCCATCTATCGCCAACAACTAAAGTTTCTGGCTCCTGCTCTGGATAATTTGATCTATCGAATTTATTGTTCATAAATTAAATAAAGTTTTTTTTAATTTTAAAACTATTTTTAACTTATTTATACAACAATTCTTATATTAATTACAAATTACTATTAATTAATTTTTTGTAGTTTTCGACGCTTAAATTGTTATTTTCTAGTATTTTGTTATCACTAGGGTGATAATTTAAGTTATTAAAAGAATCTATTAATCCTAATTCTAGCATTTTCTTCTGTCTACCCATAGGATGATTTTTAATTTTACAACTAGACCATATAGCATCTCTATCTAAGTGATCATAATGAATACCTGGTTTAATATAGTTTTCTACCCATCTTATAAAGTCACAGCATACATCTTCAGCATTATACGGTAACGAATTTAAATCTTCATATATTTTTATCATAATATTGTCTAAATGATCTGCTTTTTTAACATTTTTAGGTTTTTCTGCTAAATAACTTATACACTCAACTGCGTTTGTTCCATAGTAAAATAAAGAGCCTCTATTTATGTATTCTGGAAACCAATCTGCAATATCTGCTAGAAAAGCAGCATATTGGAACCTAAAAGCATTAAAACCATGACTTTTGTTCCAATTAAACATAAAATCGCCTATTTCTCTGAAATCCCTACGTTTTTTTGTAATAAAATCACATATATCATATATAAGTATATCAGCATATTCGCATAAGTAATAGTCACCTGATCTTTTATAACTACTGTTTATAGGCTTTTTAGGAAATTGTGGAAACTGGTAACCTACTGAAGTATAGAAAGGTTTATCGTAATTTTTAATTTTTTGCTTTATATCTTCTATATTTTCACAAGTATTAAGGTTAAATAAGATAGTATTATGATAACCAGATGGTATTTTTGCATAATTTATAGCACTTCCTGTTATTCTGTGAACCAAAAATATGTATAACCATGTTTCTAGATTCAATTTTTTGCCTGACCATTGAGAAATAGCAAATTTACGCTCATCTGATGCAATATTTGCTTTTATTTTCCTTATATATGGATGTTTATCGCTAGTATTATAAAAAATATCATTAATTATTTGCGAAAAACCAGCATATTTACGCTCTACAACATCGTAAAGTTGTACATTTTGCATAAGATCATCTTTTATATCAACATCAGTATGCTCCCTGACTCCTAAATTACAATTTATTTGTTGTATTGATGCTAAATCATAGTATCTTTTAAATTCTTCGTAATATTCAGTTACTTGCATGGCCAATCCCTATAACTATCAACTTTATCGTAAATTGTTTTATCTTTCAGCGTAGGTTCTTTGCCAACATTCCAGAATAATATGTTTTTATTAGTATCTTTAGGTATATAGCGCCAAACTTTAGCATCGTAAGTTCCAATACTAGGAAAAGGAGGCATTTCTTCTTTTTTTACAGGTTTTGTAAAAGATTCAGGTGCAGATATAACGTTTGCTCTTCCAAGTTCACCTTCTTTCATATTTCTTGATACTGCAACAGCATAAAACTTAGCATTTGGCCAAGCTATTTGTAAAGATCTGCTTAAAACTCCTGTTGATATTGCTGTCCATACTTCATCAGGTTCAGGTATTTGTGATGCTACTTTTACTAAAGCTGATGTAACAAGTAAATGTTTTAAACCCAATGGAATAAAAAAAGCATCGTTTTGATCTGCCCAGTTTTTGGCGATTCTATTTAAGTTAGGCATTGCAGCAATTCTGTGGAATTCATAATCACAACCTTGTTCTATACAGCAAGCTTGATGATAACTTATTCGTTTACTACTAGGCATAAAAAATCTAACCTTTTTATTATGCCTTTTTGCAACTTCAAGAATACTGACACCAGCTAAACCTGTCCTAGGTACAACATAAGCAATGGTGTCTTGTGTTATTTTGCTCATTAACAAATCTGCTCCTCTTACTTTTGTTCCCGTTGTTAGATCATCTCTTATGACATTTACTCCATCAAAGTTTTCTATTACAGGCTTAGGATTTGGATCTTGCCAATGTCTAGATAACCACAAATGTATTCTTTTTGCTTTTTCATAGGAATGACCTAGGCTATCTTTATTAATATTATCGATTACGTGGTTATCATGACTCATCTAATATGTCTCCCCATTGATTTCTTCTATAATACATAGGAGCAATATGAACACTAGAGTTTTGTTCCATAATTTGCTTAGCATATAATTCTGGATCCATTTCATACCAATACTCAGGTGGTTGCACCACATATTCGTAATTATGTTTTAAATACTCAATCCATCTTTTTGTTAAAATATATCTTTGCTCTCTTGATCCAAAAAAAGGTGCATCGTTGTAATATCCTGTTTTTGGAATGCGTCTTTGTTCGTATTCTACAGGAACAGGAGTAGCTATTTCAACATCTATATTAAATTTATCTGATATTAAATGTGCTTTATTTATATATTGATGAAGCATATCATTTATATCGTAGTTATGTCTTAATATATGATGTCTAATATCTACAGAACCAAAGCATAGCGTTATTCTTTCTATCTTATCGGTTATTTCTATACTATCCATAAAACTATCAAAATCATACTTAAGTGCTCCATGTAATGTTTTGCCATCCATTCTTAAAATCATGTCTTTTTTCTTAGCAAAAGCAATTGAATGAGAGTCGCCTATTGTTATACCTTCGTGGTGATTTAAATCACTATGTTTATATGATGTAATTTTTTTACACATAAGAGATATTTTGTTACACCAATCTTGGGTAATAAATTCACATGTACTAGAATTACCTATCCTTTTTATAAACATTTCTCCAAAATCTGGCATATCGTGATCTAAAGATATTATTTTTGTACCTTGATCTATACACATCAACAATATGTTAAATTTCTTATAAATCTCATTATTTAAACCGCCAAAAAGATTTAACGATCCATTAAAGTTAACACCATGATCTATATATATAGTATTAGCATCTAATAAACCAGCGTCACATTTATGATTTATTTCTGCATCAAGTAAATTCTTCCAATGACTTGACCAACCATATACATGTGATTTTTTACTAACAGGGATGTTAGCAAGTGGATTAGTGATATATTTGTTCATAACTGACTCCTCCTTTTTTTAATATATCTTTTGTTAAAGCAAAACTATCTATCCACCTTAATTCTGATTCAGGATTACATGATGCATAAACTTCTTTAATTCCTACTTGTATAATACCTTTTGCACATTCATGGCATACTCCTAGGCCGTAAACATATAATTTTGCTCCTTCTAGAGATAAACCATTGTGTGTTGCATGATAAATACAATTCATTTCAGCGTGTACAACATATTTATATTTTTTATTTCTATCTTTGTAAAGATCAAAGCTATCATCAAACTCCCTTGGGAATCCATTATATCCTTGTGCAATTAGTTGGCCTTTGTGACCTATAGCAACAGCACCAACCTTTGTAGATGGATCTTTACTCCAACTAGCAAACATTTTAGCTAATTCCATATAACGTTTATGCCATTTATTTGCTCCAGTCATAATTCCTTATAAGATCAAAATGTTTTTCATATACATGCAAGTTTTGTACTTGCCAAATAGGCCAATGAATACCATACCCTAATTCTTTTTCTAATCTTTGTAGTACATAGTATTGCCATGCAAAATCATTTTTAAAGCCATAGACAGCATCATTAGATCTCATTTGTACAACGGCTTGTAACATACCGTCTCTTACATAGTAAGTTACAGCATTAGTACATATGAAATCATTTTTACCATTTTCTTCAAACTCTTGCCAAATTGTAGGCCTAGTATAGATCATAGTAGCTCTTCTAGAGAATGGATCGTTTTTTAACTCATACAAAACATTATCAAACTGTGATCCATAAATGTTATCGTAAATTAATTTACCATAATTAGAGTTGATCTCGCCGTGCTCATTAGCTGTATCTTTCCATGCTTGTGGTATAGGTTCATACTCTAAGTCATTTATATTTGTACTTCTAGATTTATACCAACTAATCTCAGCGTTTTCATATTTTTCGTTATTCTGACCAAAGATAGTTATATCATCCGCATAAAAAGATGCTCCAATTATTTCTATAACATCTCCACCGTTTCTATCTTTAACAAATTCCTCTCTAAGTAGTTTTCCGTTAAACTGAACTCTTATATCGTCTACAGTATTCATTTGTTAAATATATCCTTAGTTTTATCTTGGCCATCAAATTCTTTACGTAAATATGTAACAAAAAAAGATGCATAGTTAATAAGATCTTTTGCAGAGTCTTCTAATGATTCGAAGTTAGGTTGTCCTGCGCTATTTTCTGCTGCTTCTAAAACGCTCCACATGCGTGTAGTTTTAGTATGTATCATTTCCATAATAGATAGCACTCCACGTGGATAGTAATCAACTTGCTTGATTCGAGATTGTGGATTTTGATAATCGTGTGCTTTTTGTATTTGCAAAGCAACGCATTCGTTAATAACTTTAACTGGTTTTGGAATTGAAGATTTCACTTAAGTCTCCTATATTATCATTGTGTTTAGGCGCTTCCCATAATTTAGGTTTTACTAAATCAGGCATTCCAGGTATTACAACCTCTCTATTTGTATTTGTGCCGACCTCCTTTGACATGTTAGCTTCATAAACTCGTCCCCATGCTATTGGAATATCTATCTTAAGGGAATGCAAGGTACCAAGTATTATCACCAACATGTCAATTAGTGCGTCAACAAACTCTTCTGCGTTTTTATTTTGTTCTGCTGAAACAAGTTCAGTATATTCTTCTAAAAGAAGCATATTTCTAAATTTAAGATAAGTATCTTTTGTATTTAAATCTGATTCTTGTAAAAACTTTAAAATGCCATGATGTTCTAGCATTTCTCTTATATCTTCAATCATGTGAATCCCTCCTACGGATTTGTATTCTTTTAATTAGACTACGTTTCTATATAAAAGTAAACAGTTCTATTATTTCCATTTATAAATCCAATCGTTCCGA